GTGGAGGATTTCAATATTGGAATACAAAAGCATATTGGGAATGCGGAGGATACAAACCAGAAGAGCTGTTTGCTGAAGACTACTCTGTATCTCATTTAGTAGATTCTAAAAAATTCAAAATACACAAAACAGAGGGCGTTTATACTTCGGCTAGACGGTTTAAAAATAAGGGCGTATTCTATATGGTTTGGTTAATGATCAAGTGTTACGTAAATAGAAACAATCCAGAATTTTTTAAACAACATCACAACTACTGGTCATGAAGTATCAAGCCATCGTGGTATCTGATTTACATTTAGGCACAAAAGACTCTAAAGCAGAAGAGTTTATAGATTTTTTAGAAAAGCATCCAACAGACCTACTAATTCTTAATGGAGATATCATAGACGGTTGGGCTTTGAACAGAGGCGCTAAGTGGAAAAAACAGCACACAAAAGTCATATCTAAGTTGTTGAAATTATCTAACAAAACACAAATCGTTTGGATCAGAGGAAATCATGACGAATTTATACAAGAATTTATCGGTGGCCATTTTGGAGGAATCGAAATTAGAGAAGATTATGTATTCAATACAAAAGTTTGGGTGGAAGATGACGTATATAGGAATGAGAGTTATTACGTTTTCCACGGAGACGTTATTGATATTTTTATAACAAAGTACAAATGGCTTTCTAAAATAGGAGCTGTAGGATACGACTTTGCTTTGTGGTTGAACAGATGGTACAACAAATACAGAGTGTGGAGAAAACTGCCCTACCAATCAATTTCACAAAAGATAAAGAGCGGAGTAAAAGCCGCGACCAATTACGTTAACGATTTTGAAGTTACCGCGCTATCCATGGCCAGCAAAAAGGGCTGTCACGGAGTAATGTGTGGGCATATCCACCAACCAGAAGACAGAATGATAAACGGTAAGCGCTACTTAAACAGCGGGGACTGGGTTGAGAACATGACTGCTATATGTGTAGAAGATAGCGGCCGTGTATATTTATATTCATGAAAACAATATTTTTATTTGTTGCAATCTTAGCCTCTTTCGTAGCACAATCCCAAGACACAGTTAGAATCCACCATAAAGAGTACACAACAGTTTATTCGAAATCAAAGAAGTATCCAGTGCTAGTAGAATGGTACGCTACCAAAGCAAAAATTGGCTGCTATTATGATTCTCGTTGAGGAGATATTTTTTTGCATACATATCAAACCTATGCAATCGTAAATGTTTATTCCTTCATTTTTACACGGAATAACAATGGTCAATATATCTTTTAGCATACCAATAAATAAAAACCCCCTAAAAAATTAGAGGGTTGTAGTATTAAGTTATTGTTAATTATTAGGTTTCTTTGCCGTTTGAGACTGACTTAGGCTGTCTATTAATTTTTCTTGTTTTACAACCGTAGTTTTTAGCTCAGTAATTTTTTCGTTCTGAGTATACATCGTGTATAAAAATAAAGCAACGCTAAATGTTGTTAAAAGCGGTTTGATGTACTGTTTCATTTCTTTCTGTTTTTTGTTTAAATGATTTATCGATAAAATGCACCCATATTATTGAAATAAGGCTTGTAGGAATTAACATTAATCCGAATAAGATTAATACGTCTTTCATAATTTTTATTTTAATCCCACCAATTGCGAAGATCCGTTCCGTCGAATTTTTCCCAAGTAGTAAATTTGTTTCCTTTGATAATAGTCCATAACTCTTTCCACTCCTTCGCTTCTAACTGATGCGCGCGCTTGAATACTTTTCTACTGTGTTTCCTTTCTTCGGGAGTGTCTGTGTCTATCAACTCGTAATTTCCGCCTTCTAATTTTTTCCAATTTTTATCGTCGAAAAAATTCGTATAGTTTATTGGTCCTAACTCGGCTTCAACTCTTTCTAAGTAATCATCGTCCAATTTGTGTTTAAGCAATTCTATAGTTCTACGTATTTGTTTTACTTTTACATTTCTAGTTTCTGCTACTTCCATCCCTTTCTTACTCATGCCCTCTTCCATGATGACCAAAGATCGGTAAAGTATTTCTAAAGTAAAAGTGTAATCCCACCAATCGTGACTGTACAGCTCTTTTCTAAATTTCCAAATGTTCTTAAAAAAGGTCGGTAAACCTCTTCTAAAAAATTCCCATATTTTGTATCTTAAACTCATGCTAATTGTAAATTTCGTAATCTGCGCTCTCTGGTCAGCTGCTTTACGTGGGTGTATAAATCTAATGTAGTACCGTCGAAGTCTTCCATAATCAGCTCTAATTCATCACCAGGTATACCGAAAGTGCCTTTGAAGTCCTTCTTCATCTTTCTTAAGATTTCTTTCTCGTCTTTAGCGTAATCGTCCATCAATCTTTTCCATCTGGCTCCAAATAAACTTCTGTGCTCTAATTGATCTTCGTAGAATCTTATGTCTTTGATTCTGTCTTGTAGAAGATACGTTTCCATTTCTGCCTGATAGTAGTAATCAGAGTGTTCGTAATCACCGTTAACTATTTTATCGTATAGAGGCGATCTTTCTGGTAAAGTCTGTCTTGATTCGTAGCGTCTCCACCACACGAATTGACTGTATCTCTTTGGAATCAACTTACATAGTTGCTCTTCTAAAAACTCTCTTGCTAATTTTGTTGCTATCATAACTTTTATTTTAACATGTCGTAATGTCTTGGATAGATGTGGAGATTCGTGATCATCCATGTCATTTCTCCTACTGGAATATCTAACTGAAACGCTACCATCTCCATAAGCTTGGCAAATGTGTACTGATCGTTACAGAAACCAAAAACTAAATCGATAGACCTTGCGAATACTGTTAAATGTAACTTATCGTCTTTTATATAGAAGTTAAGTACATCGTTACATGGCGTATCGTGCTTGTATCTGTCCAATTCGTTTATATCGTAATGTACAACAATTGCTCTTCTTGTTTCTTTATTAGTTTTGAGTTCTTGTATTACTCTTGATAGTTGATAGTTCTTGTTCCAAAAGTAACCGTAGTTAGAGTTAACTTCTGTTGTGCCTTCTACCATCATCTTCTTCCATATCTTGGCACGCTCTGAGATTTCGCTAGCATCACGATCTCCTTTAAGATACCAGTTCCACTCGTACTCAGCATAGTCTTCGTTGAACTTACGTTGAGGTGTGGTAACATTTTTGTTACCTACATCTTGTAGTGTAAATGAAACGTTGAACTTGGCTTTAGTACCTGCGAATGATTCTCCGTTGGCGTTAATGTCGCTAAATAGCAATTCGAATGCGTCTGTGGCGTTTTTATATATCATACTTTTCTACTTCTATAAATTTAGATAAAAATTCAATCGGCTTTAAATCTCTGTAGCCTTCTAAATACACTACGCGTTTAATGCCTGATTGGATAATCAATTTACAACAATTTTGACACGGAGATAAACTTAAGTATAGGGTGCTACCGTCTACTGCGTTACCGCTTTTTGCTGCTTTCAATATGGCATTCATTTCTGCGTGGATAACCTCGTCTTTGGTAACATCGTTTTCTTCGCAACCGTTGTCCATTCCAGCCGGAGTGCCATTATACCCAAAACTTATTACGTTACCGTCCTTCACCAACACTGCACCTACTTTTGATCTGGTGCAATAAGATAAGGTTCCTATCTCTTTTGTGATGTTGATAAATGTCTTATCTAACTTCTGTTGTTTGTTCAAGTTATGCGTTTACCGTTTTATTTTAGTTGTAAGTCTTTTCTAATATCCTCTTTTACTTTCTCTAAATAGATAAGCCTTTTATTTTGCGAAACAAAAGGTACGCTCCAAAATTGTCTAGTCTTTGTTCTAAACCATCCAAATACAAATGAGTATACACCCATCACCAATCTTAATTTAACTGAATTCAAATATAAAGTTAATACCGGTAATGCAGGTGCTCCGTGTGTTAGGTAGGTTCTTACTTTCTTATGTTTTAATAGCGGTTTTGGATATCCATACTTTTTTATAAACGGGATAAACTTGTACGCAAAACCTGGTGTAAATATTTGATCGAAGAAGGCTTCTAAAGCAGGAGTAGTTCTAAACCACCACACCGGCGATATAAAATAAATTCTATCTGCCCACGTAATTAATTGTTTATATTTTTGAACTTTATCTTTCATAAATTCAAATGTTATATTGTCTTTATAAAGATCAATTACGCATATCTCTTCTTTGTTTGATTTTAAAGTTTCTTTCACAGTTTTCATGATACCATTGTAACAAAAACTTTTCTTATCTGGATGCGCTATTACTATTAAATTTTTCATATTCTAATTTCTATCTATCAATGCTTCTATTAGTACCCATCCAAAGAATAGCAGTCCAATTGGTAAATTAACTGAATAACCCAATGCGAATGCTAAACCTAATCCAACGATTGTTTTACATGCTTTTAATCCGTCTTTAATAAATCTCTTATACCAGTAGTCGTAATAATTTTTCATATCTGTCTTTTAATATTTTATAACCCGGTTGATCCGAATCCACCAGCTCCACGCTCTGTGTTTCTGTCTGGTAACTCTTCTAATACGTGTACGTCCATATAACTTACTGGAATCAAAATAAACTGCGTTAGCTTTTGTCCTGGTTTGATGGTCGTATGAGATCTTCCTACATTGATTAGGTGTAAATGAATTTCTCCTTCGTAGTCTTCGTCAACTACGCTAGCGCCTACTGATAAATTTTGTTTTGTCGCAACTCCTGATTTGTTAAATGCGATTAGTGCATAACCTGCTGGAACGTGCGCTCTAATGCCTGAAGGAATTAAAACTGATTCTCCTGTGTGTATAGTAGTTTCTTGAAAATCTTCTGGTACGTAGAAGTCTAAACCTGCTGAAAGGTTAGTTCCTCTACTTGGTGTTTTTACGTTTCTTGTCTTCTGAATGTTCATTCTGTGCATTGTTTTGAAAGTCATTTAGTGATGCAATATATGCAACTAAATCTAAATAATTGTCTTCTTTGTAATTATAAGATGCTCTTGATAACTTTAGGGCCATCATACAATTGTACATGTCAACTGTTGTGATTTCCTTTCTTGATAATAGAGACGCAATCTTGGCAGCTTCTTGCATACCGTCTTGAAAAGGACCGTAAAGTCGCTCTTTTTCTTCGTTTCTTTCGAATACGATTTCGTTTGCTTTGAGTAGTATATTCATAGGATAAATATAAAAAATAAGGGGCTAATAGAAAAACTAATCTTTGTAGTACTTCTTAAAATCTTTGAAGTCTCCCCACTCGCGACTTGAATCGATGTCACTAGCTTTTAATGCAGCTTTTGGCATATTGCCTGCTACGTTCCAAAACCAATCTCCCTGCTGCCCATGAGTCTTTAGGAGTTCCCAACCTTTGGCATCGTAGGTTTGTATAGAATCGAAAGGAGTCTGTATCCTTGAAGGCTTTAAGAATGCTCTGTCGTGGGTGTAGAATTTTGCTCTACCAAGTTCTCCGTCCTGTATGTTTCTTGCAACAGCTACGGCATTAAATTTAGTTTTTGGTAAAGCGATCTGTAAACTGCGAGATAAAACTCCAGTAGAAAATACAGACCACATAGTTTCTATATCTGTGTCTTTAAAGTTATCGTAAAATATTCTAACTGCGCCTGCTACTACTGATTCGTGCTTAAGTCCAAAAGGCAGATATTTTGCTCCTACTCTTTCTGCGAATTGTTTTGCCCAGATATTGGCAGTTGGCATTGCTGGAATTTTTACAAATAATGGAATTCCTCCATTTTCTATTGCAGATAATTGGTGATCAGATGCCTCTTTGGAAGCGGGCATAACCAAATACAATTTCTTGTTGTACCGCTTTGCTAAATGACAAAGAGAATACGGTGCGTAACCTGTTCTTGGCGCAACATAAACCATGGCGTCCTCTTTTACTTGCGATATAAAGAAATCGGCCATTTTGGCTTTGCTTCCAAATTGAAACTCGCCATCGTCGACTACATTAAATCCATCGTACTGTTTTACTTTAAATGTAAAATCGTGCTTGTAATCTTTAGTCATGTCAAGGTAGTACTCTAAGTTCCTACCGTTTGACATGTCTAAATTAGATTCATCTGTTGCTTTATTTAAAAACATTAATTAGTCTATTTTATTTTTTTTCTTTCTTCTGAAGTTGTTTGCTTAAGTTACTAATAGGAATTGGTGTTCCTACAGGGTAAGGAGATCCTTCTTTAGCTGCAGTTATAGATGTCATTCCTGATACAACTGGAACTGCTTTACGCAATGGAACTGCTGCTTCGTTAAGTGGTCCGTATACTTTTGCTAATACAATACCAGAAGCGGTTGTATCAAAGATAATACCTGGCGTTGCGAACATATTACTTTCGCTTGTGCTTGGAGAATCTAAGTTTACAACAAACGAACGATTTACTGGTGGTAATAATTGCCACTCTTTAG